CTATCTGCCGCTTGAACTGCAGAAGTCCTGGGCCCCGATCTATAACGACGGTGGTTTCCTGGACCGTGCTGCCATCGCCGCGGAAGTCAACAGCTTCCTCACCGCGATGTCGAAGTCCCACGCTGTCAAGGACTTCATTCCCGACTTCCTGCAGAAGAGCACCTTCCAGCAGTCCAGCTCGGCTACCTCGGGTCTGACCTACTATGACCTCGAGCTCGGTGCGAAGTTCGTCTACCCGGTTCTGACGCCGCTTCGTAACGAGATTCCGCGCGTGTCCGGCAAGGGTGGCATTCAGGCTGCCTGGCGTGCCGTCACCGGCGTGAACACCTCCAACATGCGTATCGGTGTGTCCTCGGGCAACCGCGGCGCCGTGCAGGCGGTCACCACGCAGGACTACACCGCGGCCTATCGTGGCATCGGTCTGGAAACCAGCGTCGACTTCGAGGCTGAATACGCCGGCCGTGGCTTCGACGACATCCGCGCCATTGCGGCGAAGGTTGGTCTCGAAGCGACCATGATCGGCGAAGAGGCCCTGATCCTCGGCGGTAACACGTCGATGGCGCTCGGCACCACGCCGACTCCGACCGTTGCGACCGCGTCCACCACTGCTGGTGCGCTCGGTGGCACCCAGTCGGTGATCTGCGTCGCCTTGTCGTTCGAGGGTTTCCTCTTCGGCTCGCTGCAGTCCGGCATCCAGGGCTCGATCACCCGCACCAACGCGGACGGTTCGACCGACACCTTCGGTGGCGGTGCGGCCCAGAAGTCTGCTGCTGGTAGCTCCGGCGCCTTGACCGGCTCGACCAACGCCCTCACGGCGACCGTTACCGCGGTTCGCGGTGCGGCTGGTTACGCCTGGTTCTGGGGCACCGCTGGCTCCGAGACGCTCGGCGCCATCACGTCGATCAACTCGGTGTCGATTGCTGCTGCTGCGACGGGTACGATGCTCGCATCGGACACCTCGCTTGGCGCCGCCGACCACTCGACCAACGCGCTCGTCTTCGATGGTCTGCTCACGCAGGCGATCAAGGCTGGCCAGAACGCCTACTACGTGGCGCTCGCCACCGGCACCGCCGGTGTTGGCACCGCACTGACGGCGGACGGTTCGGGTGGCATCGTCGAGATCGATGCCGCACTGAAGGATCGTTGGGACAACTACCGGCTCTCGCCCGATACCATCTGGGTGAACAGCCAGGAGGCGCTCAACATCTCGAAGAAGATCCTGCAGGGCTCGTCAACGTCGGCCCAGCGCTTCGTCTTCGACAGCCAGCGCGACTCGCTCGGTGGCGGCGTCATGGTTCGCACCTACCTCAATCGGTTCTCGATGGGTGGTGCAAAGAGCCTCGACATCCGCATCCATCCGAACATGCCGCCGGGCACCATCCTGATGACCTCGCGCACGCTGCCGTACCCGGTCAGCGGCATCGCGAACGTCATGCAGGTTCGCGCTCGTCAGGACTACTACCAGATCGAGTGGCCGCTCCGCTCGCGTCGGTATGAGTCCGGCGTGTATGCGGACGAGGTGCTGCAGCACTATTTCCCCCCGAGCATGGCCGTCATCACGAACATTGCGAACGGCTAATAGGCTGAGTTGAAAAATCGGTGCGGGACGCCATCTGAAAACGATGGCGCCCCGCTCCGGCATCTATTGCATTCTCCATATTAAGTCAGGCAAGCGATACATCGGCTCCTCGGTCGACGCTCGTCATAGAATTGTCGCGCATCGTTACATGCTGCGATGGGGAAAGCATCATTCTCCGCAGTTGCAGCGGACGTGGGATCGTGACGGTGAGGGAGCCTTTTCCTTCGCCATGATCGAATACTGCGATAAGGACAAGCTCCTCGCTCGCGAACAGATTTGGATCGACGCTCTACAAACGAGCGATGATCGGTTTGGTTATAATATCTGCAAGGTGACCGGCACCCGTGAAGGTGTGCCACAGCCGATCACTGTCGGCATCAAATTGCGCGCCGCGCATAAGGGTAAACCGAAGAGCCCGGAACATCGCGCCAAGATCGCGGCCGCTCTTCTCGGTAAAAAACGAACCGAAGAACATCGAGCCAAAATATCTGCAGCGGTGTCGGCTGCGATGGCTGATCCAGAACGTCGAGCCAGACAGTCCGAGTACGGACGGATGATGACGCCTCACATGAGAGGCAAGACGCATCCGCCGGAAACGCTCGCCAAGATGCGGGCTTCACATGCCCAACGACCTCGGGGTCCGAACGGCAAATACCTGAAGAGCGAAGGGCGCATCTAGCGCCCTTTTTCATGTCCATCACACACTGGAGAGTTTGATATGGTCTGCCTCAAGGCACCCGAAGGTTGCAGGCACTATTCCTATGAAGGCCAGGTCTTCGACGTTGGCTCCGATGGCCTCGTCGACGTGCCCGTCGACCGCGTTGCCGCGCTGCGGCCGCATGGCTTCCGTTCGCCCGAAGAGTTGGCGCACATCGATGTCGAGGCCAAGGACGAGGTCAAGATGTCCCGCGACGACCTGCACGAGATGCTCGGTCATCTCGGTATCGCCGTCGCCGATACCACGCTTCCCGCCATCAAGATGGTTGAGATGCTGAAGGCCGCAGTCAAGGCGAAGGCAAGTGCCGTCGCGAAGGCTGAAGCCGATCTCGCCGGCGGCGTCGACAAGGCGGCCGCGGACGTCAAGGGTGACGACAAGTCGCAGAAGAAGCGCGGCTAAACCCACCAACATTCCATCAACCCAACCCGCCTTCGCAGGCGGGTTTTTCTTTTGCGCGGAAACAGCCATGACCGGTCTCACCAACTTCGCTTCCGACAATGTCTTGAACTACCTGACCGGCCAGATCGCAATGCCCGCGCTCCCGGCAGTCTATCTCGCGTTGTTCACGGCTGTCGGCACCGATGCCGGTACCGGCTTCACTGAGGTCACCGGCGGCGCCTATGCGCGCCAGCAGGTCGCCGGCTCAATCGTCACCAACGCGTCGACCACGACCTCGAGCCCGACCATCGGCGCGGCCTCGATCCCGTCGTGGATTCAGCCCGGCATGACGGTCTACGATCCGACCAACGGAAACGAGATCGGCACCATTGCTGCCGGCGGTGTCGGCACCACGACACTGACGCTGACGGCCAATGCCGCGCACGCCGTCGCCTCCGGCGATACTCTCAACATCTCCGCATTCGCCCAGGGTTCCGGCACCGCACCATCGAGCACGTCGAATGGTTCGGTGATCAGCTTCCCGCAGGCAACCGCCAACTGGGGCACCGTTGTCGCCTTCGGCCTGTACGATGCGGTGACCGGCGGCAATCTCCTGGTCTGGGACTACCTCGGTAACTTCCAGTGGCAGCCCGCAACGATCTCGGCCAACTCGCCGGCCGTGATCACGGCGCATGCCAACGGCATTCCCACCGCCGGCTCCTTTGTGTTCTCGACGGAATACGGCGGCACCGCTCCGACGTTCTCCGCCGGCAACCTCACCGGTATCCAGACCGCAAGCTCGGTGACAACCGACACCGTCACGGTGACCGGCGTCAACACGTCGACGACCGGCAACGGCATGATCCGTCAGGTCACGCAACAGTCGATCCCGACCGGTGTGTCGGCATCGTTCGCCGCGTCCACGGTGACGCTGACGATTGCCTGATCCTTTTCATGGCCGCCTTCCTCGACAACTGCCGCTTCGTTCCGACTGCGGGCGGCACCACCGACTGGGTCTATAGCACCACGGTGGCTGGATCGCTGTCGCCAACGGCCGCCAATGCTGTCAATGGCACGGTCTACAAGTACCTCGCGATCTCCGCCGATCTATCACAGATGGAGATGGGCGAAGGCGCCTACAATTCGTCGACCGGCACCTTCGCGCGCACCACGGTCCTCTACAATTCCTCGAACACCGGCACCAAGACGCCAGGTCAGAGCGGGGCTGGGACCAAGATCAGCTTTACGGCTGCACCGCAGGTCGCCATCATCGGCGTCAAGGAAGATTTGATCTCAATCGAGGAAGCCAACAGCTTCACCGACACGCAAAAGAAACAGGTACGTCAGAACGTCTACGCCGCGCCGTTCGATGCGATGGCCTACAGCGGCATGCAGTTCAACGGCTCCCTCGAGGTGGACCAGGAGCATGTCGGCAATGCCGTAACGCTGACAAATCACAATTTCGCCTACGTCATCGACGGCGTGTATGTCACCAATGTTGTAACGGGAAGCAACCCTGTTGTTTCGATTCAGCAGGTCGCCTCGGTTTTCCCAGGATATGCCAAAGAACTCAAACTGACTGTAAGTACGGTTGGTAGCCCGACCTCGGGCGACTTTATTGCATTCCGCACGCCCATCGAAGGCTATCGCTTCAACAAGGCGATGTGGGGCACTTCGCAAGCCCAGCCTGTTACGGCTGGCTTTTGGGTTAAATCCAGCGTTGCTGGATCAATGAATCTCCGCATGGAGAACAACGGTGGCGGCAGCTTTGTCGACGTCAGTGTTACAATCACCGCCGCAAATACGGCGCAGTATATAACCGCGACATTTCCCGCCCAAACGACGTGGACCGGATTTACAGATTATCGGAATGGCGCCTTACTCAGTATCTGGGTCGCGGGGGGTAGCCCCAACATCAACATCGTTTCGTCAACGTCGAATACTTTCGAGTGGACGGGTCTGACGATCCTGCCAGGACTTGAGGTGCCGTCATCGACTCGAGCGCCATTCATCGCGCGCCCGTTCGGCCAGGAGCTCGATCTCTCGCAGAGGTATTACGAGAAGACCTACAGCTATTTTCAGGTGCCGCAGAATATTGTCGCGGCTACCAACATCTTCGAGGGCATGCAGCAGCTCGTGTTTCAGCTGGCGAGCGGCACCATCAGCAACGGATCCTCGAACGGCGCTAGCTTCAACTACAAAAAGTCCAAGCGTCTTCAGCCTACCGTCACGATGATATCGCCGGTGACGGGGTTGTTGGGGAAAGCCGCTGATCTGGCAGCAAATGCCGATATCACTGCCTCCGCCGCCAGCCCCGGCACCGAAGGTATTCGGTTTTGGGGCGGCAACATTGTCAACACCGGACCAACACTATCGCTCGGCGCCCATTTCGTACTCGATGCGAGGATGTGATGGCTGACTATCGGTTCGAAAAAGATCCGGTGGATGGCTCGATGCTGGTTGTCCGCAACAAGGACAGCGCCATCATTCCGGCCAATCCCGCCAACCGGGATTATGCCGCCTATCTGGTCTATGCGGCCGCCGGCGGCGCAACCGATCCATATGTAGCACCACCGCCGCCGCCAATCACCATCCTGTCGCAGGATTTGATCACGCAGCTCTTGCCGGCCGACCAGGTCAAAATCAATGCCGCCATCGCCGGCGACTCGACCGGAAGGATGTCATTGCTCTGGAACTCCATGGTCTCTCGACGGGACCCCATGGATATTTCGAGCACACGTTTCCAGACAGGATGGCAGACGCTCGTTTCAGTTCTCGGTCAAGCGCGCATGAATGATATCGCCACCGCCATGGGTCGTCCAACTCTGGTGGTGCCAACGAGTTAAAGACAACATGTGCCTTCTCGGTTTCGATGCACTCGGGCGCCAGGCGCTCGGGCAGGTACCGAGTTTGACAACGACCTTGGCGGTCTCCGCTCGGACACTGCTATTCGCTGTACTCAGGTCGGCACCAAGTCCGATGGCGCGGATGTCGATCCGCAACATCTCGTCCACTTTCGGCAGGTCTAACTCGACTGCTGTCACCGGATTGAGTTCTCGCGCTGCCCAGAGTGCGACATCGAGCGGAGGTGTCTTGGCGACGGCGCGCATCGCGGCGCGCTCGTTTGCGGTAGCCGCAGTCGATCAGCATCCGCAGCTGTTCGCCGCAATCGCGGCGACTGTACGTTCGTCTGCTGCCGCTGCATCTCTCCCGATACTGCGGGCCGCACTGTTCGCCAGACAGGCATCGATCTCATCCGCTCGCCTTCTTCCGAATTTCGTTGCCAATCTTTCTGTCGACTCCGCCATGATGGTGTCGGCATCGATTGTCGGCGGGTTCGTTACTGCCATCTCTGGAGCGGTAACGGCGGCATCGTCGGCGAATGCGCCGGCGCTCACCATGGTGGCCTGGCTTGGCGCCAGATCGATTGCAAGAACGCTTGGTCAAACGGTCCCGGCAGGTTTCGTAAGCCTGTTCGGTGTCACCGCATTCTCGGCACAGGTCGTGACATCAATCGCCGGCTTCACCGATCTTGTCGGCGCTGCCTATACGTCATCGTCCGCGGCGCTCCCGCTGATCAGGACCGCGGTGATGTCGGCCGTGTCGCGGGCGGCACTGTCGGTCGCCTCGCAAAATCCATCGGTGTCGGTGAAGATTGCGGCGCAAGCTCTCGCTCGAGCCGTTGCACAAGCGGCAACGACAGCAAGGACCGGCCTGTCATCGACGGCTTTCGCCGCGGCGATGTTGCCGTCACAGCCGCCGAGATGGATCGCCTTCATTCGCGGATTGTCGTTCCTGGCGCTGCAGTCGAAGTCAGACGTTGCAGGATCCGCAAGCCTGTCTGCTACCGCAGATGCAAGGGCCTCCGGTGCCATCGAGCCCGCCGGCCGCGCCGGCATCACCGCAGCGGCGCTCAGCATCATCTCGACAACGGGTGCCGCCGCATACGCTGCCGGTCTCCAGGTCAAGGCGACATCGTCCGCAACTGCATCGGCGATTGCCGTCGGGTTGTCGACCCTGAATGCCAGGATGGCGATGACGGCGTCCGCCGGATCGTCACTTGGCGTCGCCGTAGTCCTCGGTGCACGCGCCGCGGTTCAAGGTTCGCATCGAACTTTGGCTTCCGGTAGAGCTGCGATCAATGTAGCTGTCCAGGCCATCGGTGTCGCGCGTGCCGACTTCAAACGCGTCATGCAGCTGCAGGCCTTCTTCAGGGCCGCGGCAAAGGCATCGGCGGTCCCGTCCGGGTCGACGAAACTCGAAACGGCATCCCTGTTTATCGCCAATACCAGCGCCAGGATCGGGGCGTCGGCACAGCTCCTGTTCATGGGCGCCGCGACGATGATGCGGCTGGTCATGCATGCCCGTACCTTCCTTCCGTCACCGCGCCGGATCATCTCGGGACAGTCTGACCGGATCGTGACCGCCTCGCCCAAGGACAGGACCGCACAGGCTCAATCGAAACGTCCACCTGGAGGCTGATCGCGGTCATGAGCATTCAGCTAAGCGCAACGTCCATCGTGATGGCTTGCGGCAGCGGAAGATTGTTCCTGCCCGCCGCAAGTCTTGCAATCACCGACCTCATCAACCGGACCGCTGCTGTACCGGTGCGCAACCGAACGGCTACTGCGGAGCCAAAAAATAACACGGTCATCGCGACCGACGGAGACGATTGAGCCATGTTGGTTTGGCAGGGCGGAAAGCAACCAGGAGAGACCGAGGACTTCGATCTCGACTGGACCCTTCGCCTTGCCGGCGACACCATCGTTACCTCGACGTGGTCGATCACGTCGGGTGATACCGGCGCGTCAGGGACGCTGACGATCAATACGTCGAGCTTCACCAACACCATCTCCAAGGTGTGGCTGTCGGGCGGCAATCTCGGCGTCAACTACACGCTGCTCAACCAGGTCACCACCGCGGCCGGCGACACGCTCGACGAGCTGGTCCAGCTGCCGGTGCGACCGGCACCGCCGCCGAGCCTGACGACGCTTTCGAACGCGATGCAGTTTCTTGGTGCCTCGCAGGACACCAACGGCTTCATCGCCCGAGGCATGGCGGCGATCTCGTCTCAAATCCAGGCCTGGCTCGGTTATCAGGTCGTCCAGGCAAGCTATAGCCGGACCTTCAACGGGCAGGGCGGCTACAAGCTCTTTGTGCCGGATATTCCGCTGGTCTCGGTGCAGTCGCTGACCATCAACGGCCAGACGATCCCTGCCGGGGCATGGTCGGGCAGCTCGCAGATGCCGGGTTATTACAATGACGATGCCGCGATCTTTGTCGTTGGTTATTCGTTCTGCAGAGGCTTCCAGAACATTCGAGCCTCCTACACCGCGGGATATAATCCGGTCCCCGCCGAGATCGAGCAGGCCTGCCTCGACTGGCTGAAGATGATCTATGCCTCGGGCCAAATCCCGACCATCGGCGCCAACGTCAACAAGATTTCGGCCGGTGACACCACGATCCAGATGGCGGGCAACAGCTCGGTGACGGATCCCACGAAAATTCCGCTGCCGCCGATCATCGTCTCCGCCTTGATGAACTACAAGCGCGTGGTTGGGTTTTGATGCTCTATATCCGCAAGATCGAAATCCGTCGCGCCAAGACGGTTGCGGGATTGAACGGCACCGCCATCGGGCTCACCGGTTATTCCGGCGAGCAGGCGACAACCGATCCCGGCAGCGCAAACGGCGAAACCGTGCTCTTCACCGGAGTGCAGGCGAGCATCCAGGCCGGCGCCACCGGCAAGAAGCGCGGCGACTCGGCACTGCCTGCCGATGCCGTCGCCAATCCGACCTGGGATATCTATCTGCCCGCCGGTGCGGTCCCAGGCTACGGTTCAATTCGTGATCGTGACATCGTTGTTGACGACGTCGGCTATCGCTACCAGGTCGCGCAGGCGTATCCCAACATCCTCGGCTGGAAGCTGAATTGTATCCGACTGGAGGTGTGACGTGGCGGATATCACCGATGTCACGGCCTACCTCGCACAGCAGGCCCTCGTCGCGACCTACCCGAACGGCACCTCACAGCCGTCGGTCGCCAATATGGATGTCCGCATCTTCGAGGGTTGGCCGCTTCCCGATCAGGTCGAGCTCGATCTTTCCGGCAAGGTCAAGGATGCGACCGGCAACCTCGTCGCGCGCGAGGGCGGGCCGGTCTGCAACGTCTCGATCTTCCCATGGGGCATCGCCGGCGGCGTCCCTTATCAGATCCTGGACCACACCTACACGATCTCCGAACCCGCGGTAACGACCACGGTCGCGGTCACGGACCAGGTCATCACCGTCTCCGGGACACTTTCGCCGGGCGAATTTCTCACCGTCGTCCTCGATGACGCCGTGATCTGCTCGCAGACCGGGGCCAATGTTGCAGCGATGCTGGCGGCGCTCGCGGCACAGGCTGTTGCGGCCGGTTACTCGGCAACGGCAACGGCAACCACGCTCACGATCCCGTTCGTCTTTTCGATGACGGTTCGTCAAGGCGGCAAGGGCGTCGCCGGCAAGGTCACGCGGCGGCAATGCCAGCACGTCATGGTGACGGTATGGGCGCCATCACCGACGGTACGAACGGCGCTTGCGAGCGCCATCGACAACGTCATCAAGCAGACGATCAAGCCGTCGATGCCGGACACCTCGCAGGCCATCGTGCGCTATCACGGCACCTACCTCAATGACGACAAGCAGGTCACCGGCGTTTATCGGCGCGACCTGATTTACGACATCGAGTACGCCACCGTCGAGAAGTTCGACATCTTCACCATCACCTCAACCCAGGTATCGATCTCCAGGGTTGGCCCGATTGGCACCTCCGCCGTCGCTACCGCAATCACCTGAAGAAAAGAGAAAGAGGAAACTCTCATGGACCACCACCTCGTCTGCGTCCACCCGTGGGGCCCCTACAAGAAGGGCGACCGCATCACCGAATCGTCGGAAGTCGAGCGCGTCAAATCGCAGCGCGACAAGCATTTCGTCCGCGTCCCGGCGCCGCCGCAGGCAATGGCCAAGAAGCCGGCCAAGGTCGACGAGGTCGAGATCAACGGCGTCGAGTTCGTTCGCGCCAAGTAAACCCCACCAAATCCCCATCCACTCGTTTTTTGAAAGCCCGCCCTGACCGGCGGGTTTTTTATTGGAGCAACCGCAATGACCGGTAATGTCTTCCTCGATGGCCAGCAGAACCTTGCTGCGCTGCAAGTCCCTGGCGTCTATGGCGACATCATCCTGCCTGTGCCGAACATTCTCGGCACGCCGACCAACATCGAAGGTCTGGTCGGCGTCGGCAGCTGGGGTCCGCTCAATGCGCTGATCCCCGGATCGAAGCCGGCCGACGTCGCCCTGACGGTTGGTCCGCCGAAAATCCGCAAGTACGACATCGCATCGTATGTCGCCGCAGCCTCGCAGGTCGGTGGCGCCATCGGCTATTACATGATCCGCGTCTCCGACGGCACCGATCTTGCCGCATCCGGCACGACCGGCGGCGTCACGCTCACCGGCAAGTACACCGGCACGCTCGGCAATGCGATCCAGTTCTCGATGCAGAACGGCTCTGCGCTCAATACCTTCATGGGTGTTGTTGCCTTCCCCGGCATCGTGCCGGAGCAGTTCAACAACATCGCAGGTCCGACGCCCGCAAGCGGTACCGCAACCTTCGCCGGTCAGCCGACCGCGGCAGATACGCTGACGATTGCCGGCTCGGCGATCACCTTCGTGGCGTCCGGCGCCACCGGTCTGCAGGTCAACATCGGCTCCTCGCTCGCGGTGACGCTGTCGAACCTGCTGGCGTTTTTGCTGGCATCGGCCGACACCGGCCTCGTGAAGTGCAGCTACAGCCTGTCCGGCTCGGTGCTGAAGATTACAGCCAACCAGTTCGTCTCCAGCGGCGCCAACGCCGGCACCGCCGGCAATGCGCTGACGCTTGCCAAGACCTCGACCAACATCACGCTGTCGGGTGCGACGCTCGCCGGCGGTCTCGGGACCTGGCAGACGTTCTGGACGAACCTCGCCAATGCCATCAATGACGGCACGCCGTTCCATGGTCCGTCACAGTTCGTTGTCGCCACCGCGGGCGTCTCGACGACCCCGCCTGTTCTGTCGACGCCGATCACGCTGAGTGGCGGCACCGATGGTGATGCCGGCGTCACCGATGCCACCCTCATGGGTCAGGACATCGTGCCGCGCAAGGGCATGTATGCGCTGCGCAACTCCAATTGCGACTGCTTCACGCTCTGCGATCATTCCACCATCGCAGACTATGCGGCTGTCGTCTCCTTCGGTCTGTCGGAGACCATGCTCCCGGTGTTCGCAACGACCTCCGGCGACACCATTGCGGACGCGCTTCAGATCCGCATCAACTCCGGCGTCGACTCGCCGTGGTTCTGGCTTATCCTCGGCGACTGGCCGACGTTCTATGACAGCTACAATGGCGTCTCCCGCCTGATCAATCCGGCGGCGTTCGGCATCGGCATCTGCGGCAATCTCTCGCCGCAGCAGAGCCCGTTGAACAAGCCGCTGCAGGGCATCTCCTCGACGGAGCGTTCGGTGCTCGGCGAGACCTATTCCGACACCGAGTTGACGCAGATCAACACGGGCGGCATCGACACCATCCTGCCTCCGGTGCAGTCGCCGGGCGGATACTACTTCTCGTTTGCCACCGGCCGCAATGCGAGCTCGAACACCGCCGCAAACGGTATCGAGTACACCCGCATGACGAACTTCCTGATCCGTGCTGCCGAAAGCAAGGCGGCGGGAAGCTTCATCGGCAAGCTGCAGTCGATCCAGCCGAACGACCAGACCCGCGCGCAAGCGAAGGCCCTGTTCGACGGCTTCTCGGCGCAGCTCGCGAGCCCCGAGGTCGGCACCGGCATCAACGGTCAAGGCATGATCGATACGCCGTGGCTGGTCCAGTGCGATCTCAACAACAACCCGGCAAACCTGCAGGCTCTCGGTTACCTCTTCCTCTACTGGGAGGTCCGCTACCTGAACGTCGTCCGCTACTTCGTGGTGAAATTCCAGGGTGGCGGCAACGTCACCGTCACCGTGCAGTCGACGCAGCCGAACCCGTCGCAGTTCGCGCAAGCCGTCAACGTCAACGCCTAATCCACCATCAACCCCTGACCCGAAACCCGTCCCTTACCAGGGCGGGTTTTCTTTTGGAGACCGCAGATGCCAGTCAATGGAATGAACGTCGGCGTCGACTACTCGCTCATGTTTTATGACGGCACGAGTGGCACGCTGCTCAATATGGGTGACATCCAGAATGTCGCCATCACCGAGCTGAAGCACGACATCAAGAACATGCCGTACAACGATGACCCGAGCTACGGCTATATCCCCGACGGCTTCCGGATCGAGTTCACGATCACCCGAACCGGTTCCGATCTCGAGGACTTCATGGTGAAGGCCGACGCGAACTTCCGCGCCGGTTCGGTGCAGAAGCCGGGCTTCCTCAATCAGACCACGACCAACCCCGACGGCAGCGTTAGCCGCTATCAGTACCAGAAGATGGTGCTGTTCATGCCAGATCACGGCAACATCAGCCGCGACAAGGCGGTGACCGTCAAGGTCGAAGGCTACGCCAGCCGCAAGGTCCAGATCGCCTGATCCCAAGCCCCGCCAACCCGGCGGGGTTTTCTTTTGCCATTGGAGAATGCATGCCTACCGAGTCCGAGATCAAGCTTGCCCGTTACAACAAGGTCGAGCGCGAGGCCGACAAGTTCGGCCGCCTGATCGGCGTCCGTCGCCTGAAGCCATCCGAGCAGACCAAGGCCGCGGGCCTCACCGCCGACCTGTCCGGCTCCGATGAAGTGCTCAGCGAGACCGGCGAGAAGATCCTAGTGCCGCATCGGCTGCCGCTGATGATCGCCGCCACGGTCTGCGAGATCGATGGCGATCCGATCCCGTTCCCGAGATCGCGCGGCGAGCTCGATGCGATCTATGATCGACTCGATGTCGAAGGCCTCGCGGCCGCCGGCACCGCCGCCACCAGGCTCAATCAGGCCGAGGACGCGCCCGCAGACGCGCTGGCCGCAGCAAAAAACTAACAGAGGACTCCGTCTTTCGCCTGATCTGCTATGCGGTGAAAAACGGAGTCCCGTTCGATGTTGCCCATGCTCTGCCGGATTGGGAGCTGCTCGGCTATGCGGTGACCTTCGCCAAGTTCGAGAACGGCGACCAGGAATTTGACTGGGGCCGGATGAAGTTCATCGAGCGGAGATGAGATGACGCGCGTCGGCACCATCACAGTCGACGGGTCCACGGTCGGGTCTATCGAATGGATCGTCGGCGAGCACGCCATCGATCCGTTCATCCCGGACGAGAATGGCTACACCCCGGAGGGCCGCTCCTCCGAGCCTCCCCACGGCATGTCGCCATCTCCTCCCCAGGAACATGGCGCTTCTCCCCAAGAGCACCACGACCACCATCCACGCCATCACCCCGGCACGGTACCGGAGGGCGAGCCGCACCGGCCGCGCCACCACCATTTCCCCTACCATGAACCGCGTTCCGGCGAGGCAGGCGAGGGCGCGGGTAAGTCTGCGCACAAATCCGGTGTCCGTGAGCGTCCCGCACCGAAAGGTAGCCAGACGGTCAATGAGGCGATTGAGGAGGCGGCAAAGGCCCATGGCCTCAGCCCGTCGTTCATGAAGTCGGTAGCCTCCATCGAGTCCAACATGGACCCGAGCTCGAACGCCAACAAGCATACCCAGTACAAGGGGCTGTTCCAGGTCGGAACGCGTGGCAAGGATTCCGAGTGGGCTCGCTTCGGTGCCGGCGGCAATCCCTACAGCGCGCACGATAATGCGATGGCGGCGGCGCGCATGTTCGAGGCGAACAAGAGCGCCTTTCACAAGAAATTCGGTCGCGATCCGACCAATACCGAGATGTACCTCATGCACCAGCAGGGGCTCGGCTTCTACACCCGCGGTGCCATGACCAACATCGCCGGCAATCTTCCGGCCGGAGCTCGCACGCCGGAAAACATGACCCATGCCGGTTTCGAACGGTACTGGGGCAACAAGATCGCTCGGCGTCAGGCGCAGTTCGATAAAAATCCGACGGCGGTGCCCCAGGCCTCTCGTCAGCCATCATCGCATCCGAGCGCGAACTATTACCGCGGCGAACCGCCTCCGGCATCGTCCATGGTGCCGATCAAGACCTCTGGCGGCCATACCTTCACGGTTCACAAGAATAGCGCCGACGCCATCAAGGGCTTCGTCGAGGACTTGGAGAAGGCCGGCGCACCGATCCACGATGTCGGCGGTTACAACCGAAGGCACATTGCCGGCACCAATCGCTGGTCTCAGCATGCCTACGGCAATGCCATCGACATCAACCAGTCGGGTCGTAACGCCACATCGCGTGATTTCGAGCGGTGGCGTGAGACACACGGGCCGGAGCTGCGTGCCGCTCTCGCAAAGCACAACATGGTCTCCGGCGGCGATTGGCGCAATCCGGACTGGGGTCACTTCGAGTGGGGTGGGCCCGGAGATACTGAAACGGCAAAGAAATGAGCAGAGAGCTGACACTGGACCAGTTCGGCGCTCTCCTCGGCGGGTTCGTTGTCGAGATCGAGCACCAGAATCGCGAGGCCCTCAAAGAGGTCGCCAAGCTGGTCGACAAGGGCGCCAAGGAAGTCATCGGCACCTATGACTATGGCTGGCCGCAGCTTGCGCAGTCGACCCAGAAACAGCGCGAGTATCTCGGCTTCGAACCGAATGAACCGTTGCTGCGGACCGGCGAGATGCGGGACACGATCCAGCATTGCAGCGATCATCGCGAAGCGCGCATCGGATCCAACTCCGACATCGCTGTCTATCAGGAGATGGGTACCTCGAAAATCCCGCCACGCTCCTTCCTGAAGGAAACGATGGTGCGCAAGATGCCCGAGATAAAAAAGATCATCGGCGAGCGGCTGGTCGCCGCCTTCACTGCACCGAAGCTGATCCCTTAGCTTCCGCTCTGGATCATTGCCGCGATCACGAAAACGATGCCGGCGGCGGCGATACCGATGATGAGGCTGAACAAGGCCGTCAGCGGCCATCGGATGTAGCGCGGCAACGGATTGAGTATTCCACAATACTTGCCGACGTCGGGGCGCGCTTCCAGGCGCGCTGCCTGGGCTGCCACAGCGAGTATCTGCGGTACCATGCCGGGTTGCACCTGCTGGATCGGATCGCCGAGACGCATCGCGGCCTCATGAACGGCACCGATAGCGATGGAGGCCGGGACTGCAAACCATTCGTCGCCGGCGCCTGGTATCTTCTGGGCTTCGAGAAGGGTGTGAGCATAGCGCTCGATTCTGGTGTAGGCGCCTTCCGGCGAAACACCGACCCAGGCGAAGTCGAGAGGTTCTGCCGATCCGGTCTGCAGCTGGTTGATGCGCTGGATGGGGTCGACCGACGATCCGATCTTGTGCTGACCGGACTTGTTCTTGAGGACGTAAACGAACCCTCCGGTAATGCTGCCAGCGCTGCTGGCTGTCCCGCTGGAGACAAGCTTCTTCAGGTCTCTTGGGTTCACGCTGATACCTGGCCGAATGCCGAAAAGGCGCGGCCCGATGAAAAACAACCTCATCACCCGTCTCCTTTGACCCGAGGGGCACCCCTGAAAAAAGCGCAATAGGTGAAAACGTGGACGTTTACAAGGTAGGTGTCAGCCTCGTCTTGACGAACGGCGTTTCGTCCGCGCTGGCCGTCATCACCAAGGACTTGCTGGGTCTCAGGGGGAACATCGGCGAGATCCAAAAGGGGTTCCAGGGCTGGAAACCCGCGATCCTGGGTGCCGCGGCCGTCCTCGGCGGCACGATGATGCTCGGCGTCATGAAGGAACTCGCCGAGAAGGCGGCAGATTTCCAGGATGCGCTGACCAAGGTCTCGCAGCTCAATCCCAAGGTTGCCTCCTTGGTCCAGAGCGGCGCCATCCAGAAACAGTCCTACCAGCTCGGCCAGCAACTCGGCATGAAGGTCGAGGATATCACCGGAATGTACGGTGGCATCTATGGCGTGATCCAGGACCCGAAGGAGGCGCAGGAGCTGCTGCCATACGCGTCCCGATACGCGCGTCTCATGCAGCTGCGCCATCCCGACAGCCATCCCGAGCAGAGCATCAACACCTTGATGCGCGCCGGCGAATTGGCCGGTCGCCTGACCGACGATAAAGGCAAAATTGACCCCGAGAAGGTCAAAGAGTGGTTCGATATGGCCGCCATCGCCGAGGCCTCGAGCCACGGTCAGGTGAACGCCCAAACGCTGATGCAGCTCGGCCAGCAAGGCGGCGGCATCGCGCTGCGAGGTCTCTCGAAAGAGGGATACGAGCACATGATGATCATGTCCCAGATGATGGGAGGCGCCCGCGCCGGCACGTCGTTGCTGTCCTTGCGACAGCAGATGACCGGCACGATGTTCAAGCGCAACGCCGAAGCGCTGCAGCAGTACGGTCTGCTCCATCCCGACGAATGGACCAGCGACCACGGCCGCGTCATCATGACGGATGCCGGCGCGAAGCGGATGACTGCTCTGGTCAAGGACGACCCGATCAAGTTCGCCGATACGGTGATGAAGGCGCTTGAGGCCAAGGGCATCAACGACAAAGACGGGCAGATGATTGCGCTGTCGCGCATTCTTGGCCGTCAGACCACGCAGCGTTTCGTGTCCGACATGATGTTGGCGCGTCAACAGATCGACCGGGACACCAAGGGCCTGGAACAGGGCGCCACCGTCGATCAGGGCCTGAAGGGTTTCTCCCAGAACGTCAACGCCAATCTGACCGCGATGCATTCCGCATGGCATAACCTCATGGTTGCCATCGGCGGTGCGAACGGAGAAAACTTCGTCAAGATCCTGCAGGGCATCACGTCCGCGCTCAACACGGCGACCTCGTTCGCAAACGCGCATCCGCAAGCTGTCTCCGAGGTCATGAAGTCCATCGCCGCTCTTGCCGTAGGCCTCACCGCTCTCGGCGCCGCGGCGATTGTCGTTGGTCTTGCTCCGCTGGTTGGTGCTGGAGGATTGATCGCCGGGGTTGTGGCGGCTCTTGGTGCACTGATCGCGCTGAACTGGCACAGCATCGTCAGTATGTTCGATGGCATAAAGAACGCGATTGCCGCTTTCGTTGGCGAGATCGCGAGCCTCTATGACAAGGTGAAGGGCATCTTCGGTAACATCGGCAAGGCCTTCAAAGACCTCGGCAATCCCGAGTTCAACGGCAGTGCCGCTCCGATGGCCTTCCATCCCGGTGAGCGGCCGATGCGGGCGCAGCCGATCTCGCTCAATCTCAATGTGGATGGTCGAACGCTGGCGCAAGCCATTTCCGATCAGCTCGCCCAGCTCTATGACTATCCGACCGGCTCGCCGGACGGCAACGACGCGTCGCGCTGGTCCGCCGGCAGTGACCATTCGGACGACATCTGACCGAGGGACGGAACAATGCCTGCCGATGTTCTGACCCTCGGAGGTATCACCTTCGATGACTTCTCGACGCCCGAGGCGATGCCGGGCGGCGGCCATCAATGGATGGTGGTGCACAAGCTTCCTGGCGGCAATCGTGTCATCGATACGCTCGGACCTGACGAGGCCGACGTCCGATGGCATGGCCAGTTCTTCGGTGACAATGCCTACAGCACGGCACTGCAGCTCGATGCGATGCGCGCCGCCGGCCAAGTGCTGCCGCTGACCTGGGGCGGCCAGTTTCGCTCCGTCATCATCAAAAGCTTCATTTACGAGGTTCGACGCATGCCTGTGCTGGTGGACTATCGCGTCTCCTGCACCGTCTACCAAAATCCATCGCTCGGTCTCCTCGGTGTCTCGACTGGAAGCATCGATGATCTTGTCCTGTCTGATATCTCTCTCGCCTTGAGTCAGCAATGAGCATTCCGTCGACGATCACAGACGCGCTCGAAAGTCTCGAGGCGCAGGTCACCGCGGCGCAGCCGCTGGTGAACGCATCGCAGGCAACGCGCACCGCTCTCAAGCTCAATGCGGCCGCCCTTGTCGACAGCATCCAGGAGACGCTGACGGAAACGTCACTGCTCGACACCTGGGCCGCGACCGCCGACGTCAAGACCATCGTCTCCGGTGTCCTCTCGGTGGTCGACGCCTCCAACGACCAGCAAACCCTATCCCTGTGGCGCGGCGTCACCGGCCGCGTCGTCAGCAATCTGGACATGCTGCCATGACCGTCGGTTTCATCGCATCAACCGTGCCGGCCAAGGTCGACCGCGTCTCCAACACGACGCTATTCCATCTCGCCATGGTCGAGGCAGGCGATCCCATGCAGTGGGCTGCCATCGCGCAGCTCAACGGCCTGGACGATCCATGGGTCACGGCGCAGGCCGACATCCTGATCCCGCCGGTTTTCCCGGCCGGTGCGCAGACCGGCATCCTGGGGCTCTGAAGCAATGGCGATCACGACCGGCGTTGGGCCTCATGCGGCATGGCTCAACTGCAACGGTACATGGCCCGTCGAGCACGGCACTGTCGACAACAGCTCGAAGCGGAAGACATCGCGCTTCTCCTGCACGATGCCGCTGTCGTATCCCGGCGCTTATGCGGCTCTCGCGAACCTCGGCGACAATGATGCCACCATCTCGGTGCTGGCGCGCGGTGCAGTGGCGACGCTGTTTACCGGCGAGGTCGACGATGTTGCCTTCGACTATATCGCGCGCACCATCCACGTCACCGGCCGCGACAAATCGAAGAAGCTGCACGATAAAAAGAGCAACGAGAAGTTTCTCAACCAGAAAACATCCGACATCGTCAACACGCTGATCGGTCGCGTCGGTCTTTCCGGCGATGTCTTCTCCAGCGGCAACATGGCCGGCAAGAAGCTGGAGCAGGACTACGTCAAGCTGACGTCGAACCTCAACTATGCCCAGATCATCTCCAAGCTCGCCTATATCGATGGTGCGAGATGGTGGGTCGATCAAAACGGCCTCTTTCACTATGCGCCGTATGGCAGCCCGACCGGCAACTATTCGATCAGCATCAACCAGGATCAGGAACCGATCTCGTCCGATGCGCTGAAGTTCAGGATCCGCCGCAACATCGAGGCCGGCAAAACCATCAAGGTCACCGTCAAGTCCTGGCATCCGAAAAAGAAGCAGGTCTTTCAAAGCGAGAAGACCGTCGAGGGCAACGGCGGGCCAATCGAATACGAATTTCATCTGCCGACGATGCAGCAGCAGGATGTCGACGCCCGCGCCACGGCGCGCGCCAACGGCAAGGCGCAGCACGAGTTCAAGGTGACCGCAACCGTGGTCGGCGATCCATCGGTGACGGCGGGCATGGGCCTTTCGGTCAGCGGTACCACGTTTTTCGACCAGACCTACGACATCGATCATACGTCGCACGTCTTTGGAATGGATGGCTACCTCACGCACATCACTGCGCGGTCGCCGAAGAAGGGAAGATCGGCGTCATGAGTGACGACTTCGAGGATCACATCCTCAGCATTCTGGAGCGCTGGTGGGCGGCAAAGCACACCGAGCGCCACGGCATCGTCACGAGCTACGATCCCGACAAGTATCTCGCCAAGGTCGCGATCCAGCCCGGCGGGCAGGAGACCGGTTGGCTGCCGATTGAGACCGGCCACATCGGCGAGACCTACGGCATCGTCATCGGCCTGCAACCCGGCAAGGGCGGTGTCAATTCAAAGGGGCAGGGCGGTCAAGCCGGCCCGATGAAGGATAACCAGGGCGACCAGGTCATCGTTCGCTTCCATGAAGGCGACTTCGAAAGCGGCAAGGTCGTCCAGCGCGTTCACTCCGATACCGACCATCCGCCGAAGGCCGAGCCCGGCGAGATGATCTTCTACACCAAATTCCAGAAGAGTGGCGGACCGACGCCGGATTCTGGAGATGGTGGCCAAGGTGGCGACGGTCAGCAGATCAAGTTCCTGAAAGACGGCTCGATCTCCTGGACTGACGGCAATGGTGCAACCACCGTTCACGACGGCAAAGGCAATATCACGATCACGTCGACCAACAACACGATCACCCAAACCGCCAAGGGTGACATTACCATCACTTCAACGAGCGGCGACATCGCTGTCAACGCGAATGGTGGTGCTGTCACCGTCACTGCGGGCATCATCAACACGGTCGGCGATACCCACCTCGGCAGCCAGGGCGGCAAGCCGGCCGCTCAGCTTGGGACCATCGATACCGCCGGCGCAGTCGATATCGCCAATCTTGCGGGACTGGTCACCGTTACATGAGATTTTTTATCAGCCGAAAAGACAATCTCGTCGCCATCGACAATGTCGCGGCTTCGGTGGATTGTTCGTCGCTAGACACCACGGTGGCTTATGTCATCTGGAACGAAAACGGCAGCGGCTTCGTCGAACCCGCAACCGGTGTCGCTCTTCGCACAACCTTCACGGACCCGTCGCCATATCAGACCATCATCGATGCGTGGATGACGGCGCAAATCGCCAATGGTCTCACCTTGGCGCAGGCCCAGATGGTCAAGACCGAATTTGTGCAGGCGATCTATCTTTCCAAAATCCAGGCGCCGGTCTCGGTAGCGACCTCACTCGGCACCTTCAGCTTCGATCCAACCGACATCCTGTCGGGACCGCTCAATATCGGATCGTGGTTGCCGGCCGTGGCCGCACTGATCTCCGATCTCAACACCACCCAGACCGACATAGCGACAGCGATCTCCGACCTCGTCACCTCGCTCAACACGCAGCTCGGCGACATCGGCACGACCTTCGGTGAGGTGAACACTTACACCGCTTCAGAGGCCTCTTCTCTGAACGGTATTTTGAACGGTACCTTCGGCAGCATCAACAGTTACACAAACGCTCTGGCGTCAACTCTCAGCTCCAACTTCCTCACCATCAACGAGACCGTCGCCACCTCGGTGGACACCACCTTTGCAGGCACAACGCTTGGGACATCAAACGATCTTGTCGGGTCGACGCTTGGGACAACCTTTGAAGCGTCAGGCGCCTATACCGGTCCATCGGCAATCTCGGCGCTGACGGCCGCGGTGAAGATGTTGCCCATCGGGCAGACCAGTTTCCCGAACTTCACGCTCGCCGATCAGTTCGCCGTCATCACGGCGATCCAGAACCAGCGCAACAACGAAACGGTGGTCAAGGCCACAAAGAACGCGGTGATCGCCGGGCTGACTACGGTGGCGAATGTGATCGCCCTCGACGTGACGACGGGATGGTGAGATGGCTGACGTATCTCTGGAATGGCACGACGACTTCCAGGACGATCCCACCGGCGATCTCTTCGTTGTCGACGGTGACGATGAGGTCAGGCAACGACTCGAGCGGCGACTGTTCACCGCCGTCGAAGGTTACGTCTGGCATAAGGAGTACGGCGCCGGCTTGCCGCAAAAGATCGGCTCCGTTCTGTCGGTGTCGCAGATCAAGTCGATTTGCCAGCAGCAGCTCAATCTCGAAGCCTCGGTGGCAACGAACCCGCCCGCCATCATCACGGTGCAGCGCGATCCCAACCAGGCCGATCTCACCGTGATCGGTATCCAGTATTGGGATGCCCGCACCGGCTTGTCCGTGTCTTTCACGATCACGGCCTGATCCAACACCGCTTTCCTAAAAGGTAGCTCTGCATCATGGCGACTCTGCCAACGAAATCCTTTGCCCAAATCGTAACCAACACGATTGCCGGCATCCAGGGCCGCGCCAGCAAGCTGATCAACTTTTCGATTGGCTCGACACTGCGCGCCATCGTCGAAGGTTTCGCCGGTCTCTTCCTCTGGTTCCAGACTTTGGTGCTGGAGCTCTTGAAGGCGATGCGTCTATCGACCGCAACCGGCATCGATGTCGACACTTTCACGGCAGACTTCATGCCGGTGATCGCCGGCAGCCAAACCGCCGCCCTGCCCGGTGGATCACCGCGGCTCGGATCGCAGTCGGCCACGGGTACGCTGACCTTCGCTCGCTTCACCGCGGCGCCGAGCACCTGCTTCATCCCCGCAGCATCGAAGGTCGACGCCTTCGGTAACATCACCAATGCTGGCGTGATCGCCGCTGCAACGGCGCAAACCGCAGACGGCAGTGAGGTCTTCGTGGTGATCGCCGATACGACGAATCCGAACTATTCGGCATCGCTCGGCGGCTACACCCTTGCCTCCAGCGTCGCCTCCATCGATGTCGCCGTCCAGGCCAAGACCGCCGGCATCGGCGGCAATGTCCTCGCCGGCAGCATCAACACCATGACGGCGCCGATCTCCGGCATCGATACGGTGACGAACGCGGCAGATTTCTTCAATGGCGCAAACCAGGAGGGTGACAGCGCGCTGAAGAAGCGCTTCGCCGACTACATCCTTGGTCTTTCCCGCGGCGATTTTTACGGCCTCAATGCCTCGATTGAGGGCACCGACGTCACCGTACAGTGGACGTTGACGGAGCTCTATAACTATGACGGCAGCTATCGACCCGGCTATTTCTTCGTTGTCGCCGATGATGGCTCCGGCACGCCACCAGCATCGTTCCTTACGCTGATCACCAATGCCGCCAACGCGGTGCGTCCGCT